AAGTATATTTCGGCTGCATTGCTGTCAGGTGCTACTTTGGATCAAGGTAACATTGACATTAAACCAAATGTTAAGTTTAAAGAAGTAATCAAAAAAGTTGCAACAGATAGTAACGTTATAAAAGACGCTACTTGTGATTTTACTGATACAGCTACTGTAACATTAACAGAAAGAATCCTTCAACCTGAAGAATTCCAAGTAAATCTAGAACTTTGTAAGAAAGATTTTAGAAGCGATTGGGAAGCTATTCAGATGGGATATTCTTCATTTGATAACATGCCACCTAAATTTAGTGATTTCTTAATAAGCCACGTTGCTGGTTTAGTTGCAGAAAAAACTGAACAAAATATTTGGGGTGGTGTAAACGGAACTGCTGGAGAATTTGATGGATTTACAGTTCTTATGGCTGCTGACGGAGACGTCAACGATGCTTCTAATGGTTCTGAAACTTCATTTACTTCTTCTAACATTAATAGTTTATTAGGAAATATTGTTGATTCAATTCCTAATGCAATCTACGGAAAAGAAGATTTAAATATCTACTTACCACCAGTTGCATATCAAGCATATGTAAGATCTCTTGGAGGATTTGGAGCATCAGGTCTTGGAGCTGCAGGTTACGAAAACAAAGGAAATCAATGGTACAATATGGGTAATGCACTTTCTTTCGATGGAATTAAAGTTGTATTAGCTCCTGGAATGCCAGCAGATCATGCAGTTGCAGGTCAAAAATCAAATCTTTATTTTGGTACAGGATTATTGTCAGACCATAATGAGGTGAAGGTTTTAGATATGGCTGACCTTGATGGATCTCAAAATGTAAGAGTAATTATGAGATTTACAAGTGGAATCCAATACGGAATCGGTTCAGACTTAGTGCTATTGACTTTAGCATAATAACTAAGTAATTGTATAACATAGAAAAGGGTAGGTGGTAGAAACTACCTGCCTTTTTTTAATTAAAATAAAAAAATTATGGCTTGTACGTTAAATAAAGGTAGGATTGAACCATGTAAAGATGTAGTTGGTGGAATAAAGAATGTTTATTTTACTGACTTCGGTGGTTTTGGTACTGTATCTCAAGACACAGATGATCAAATAACCGACATGACTGGTACTTTTACTGCTTTCAAATATGAATTAAAAGGTAATTCATCATTCGAACAAACCGTTACTTCTTCAAGAGAAAATGGAACTACTTTCTTTGAGCAAACATTAAACTTAACACTACATAAATTATCTAAAGAAGATAATAAAGAGATTAAGTTGCTTGCTTACGGTAGACCACATGTTGCTGTTGAAGATTACAACGGAAATGTTTTTGTGATGGGATTAGAGCATGGAGCTGAAGTTACCGGTGGAACAATTGTAACCGGAGCTGCGATGGCAGATTTAAGTGGTTATACTCTTAGCTTTTCGGCTCAAGAAGTAAAACCAGCTAACTTTGTTGATAGCCCTACTGCATCCGATCCTTATGCTGGAATGTCTAGTGCTACTGTTACTGTAACATCTGGTTCTGACTTCTAAAATATATTTATATATTAATTTAAAAGAGGGGCAATAGCCCCTTTTTTTTATTATAACAAATTGTAGTTTTTTTTATTGTATATATATGATAATATTACAAGAAACTAATTTAGCGCAAACTATTAGGTTTATTCCAAGAGAATATTCTTCTACTATGACCTATAGTGTCAATATAGTTTCAGAAACTGAAAATAAAAATATTTATTCTCAAAATTTTAGTAATAATTTTCAATCAGTAAAATATTATTATGAAATCATGAGTGGTTTTTCATTAAAACAAGATAATTTTTATATGATAGAAATAACAGATGATTCAGATAATGTAGTTTTTAGAGATAAAATATTTTGCACTAATCAACAAATATCAGATTATACTGTTAATAGTAACACATACACTACTCATAGTAGTACTAATGAATTTATAATTATATAATGGACAATTTACATATTTTAAATTTATCTAACTATAATAGACCAGTTATAAATGAAAATAAAAATAAAGATTGGATAAATTATGGTGAAGATAACAACTACTATCAATATATCATAGATAGATATAACGGTAGTGCTACAAATAATGCTATTATAAATGGTGTTGTAAATATGATTTATGGTAAAGGTTTGGATGCTAGTGATTCGAACAGAAAACCTGATGAGTATGCACAAATGAAATCTATTTTTAAGAATTTAGATATTAGAAAGACTTGTCAAGATCTTAAACTTTTAGGCGAAGCAAGTATGCAGGTTATTTATAAAAATGGTAAAGTAATAAAAGCAGAACATTTTCCAAGACAAACTTTAAGGGCTGAAAAATGTAATGATAAAGGTGAAATAGAAGCTTATTATTATCATCATGATTGGAGTAAAATAAGGCCTTCAGAGCAACCAGAAAGAATTCCTAACTTTAAATTTGGTAATAAAAAACAATCTGAAATTATAATCATAAAAAGATATGTTTCAGGCTATGATTATTATGCTCCTGTAGATTACCAAGGAGGATTAGCTTACGCTGAACTAGAAGAAGAAGTAGCTGACTATTTAATTAATGAGGTCCAGTGTGGTTTCTCAGGTACTAAAGTAGTAAACTTTAATAACGGTGTTCCTGATAGAGAGAAACAATTACAAGTAAAATCAGATGTTTTAAATAAACTAACTGGTAGTCAAGGTGAAAAAGTAATTGTAGCTTTTAATAATAACGCTGAAAGCAAAACGACAATAGATGATATTCCTTTAAATGATGCACCACAGCACTATGAATATTTATCTAATGAATGTATTAAGAAATTAATAATATCTCATAGGATTACATCTCCTTTGTTATTAGGTATTAAAGACGGTAATAGCGGATTAGGAAATAATGCTGATGAAATAAAAACAGCTTCTTTATTGTTTGATAATATAGTAATTAAAAACTATCAAGAATTATTAATAGATTCTTTTGATGAAATTTTATCTATAAATGATATATCTTTAAACTTATATTTTAAAACTTTACAACCACTTGAATTTACTGAAGTTGAAGAGATAGAAGATGATGAAACAAAAGAACAAGAAACAGGCGTTAAAATGTCTTCAGACACTTCTAATGAGCTTTCTGATGATACTGCTAATGATATATTAGAAAATTTAAATGGCGAGCAGATAAATGATGAATGGGAACTAGTAGATGAAAGAGAATATTCAGATGAAAATTCAGATGTAGAAACTTGGGCAAACGAATTAATAGAAGAGAAAAAAAGTTTACTTAAGAAAATAGCAATGGCTATTCCTAATTTAAAAAAAGGTAAAGGTGATTTTTCTGTATTAGATAAAAGTTTTTATAAAGTAAGATATAAATATGCTGAAAAATATTCAAGCGGTGGTAATTCTAGAGATTTTTGTAAAGCTTTAATGAGTAGAAACATGGTTTATAGAATAGAAGATATTGATGCTGCTTCTAAAAAAGGAGTTAATAAATCTTTTGGACATAAAGGAAAAGCATATGATCTTTTTAGATTTAAAGGAGGAGTTAGTTGCGGTCATTACTGGAGTCAACAACTATATAGATTGAAAAAGAAAACAAATGGTAAATATATAGAAAAATCAGATAAAATAAAAGATTTTGTAGAAGTGGATAGTATACCGAAAACATACGAAGGAAAACCAAGAGGTTGGAAAGATGCTAAAACTGCCCCTAAAGATATGGACAATGACGGTCATCATCCAAATTATAAAAAGTAATTATGGCACAAGCATTATTTATAACAAGAAACGATTTAGTAAAGTATACTGCTGTTAACGGGAATGTTGACACGGATAAATTTATACAATTTATCAAAATCTCACAAGACATACATATTCAAAATTATTTAGGTAGTGATCTATTTAATAAAATAAGTGATGATATTATAGCCGACAATTTAGCAGGTGATTATTTAACTTTAGTGAACGACTATGTTAAGCCTATGGTTATACATTGGGCTATGGTAGAATATTTACCTTTTGCTAGTTATAGTATAGCTAATAAAGGTATATATAAAAGTACGAGCGAAAATGCTAGTGCAGTAGATAAAAACGAAATAGATTTTTTAATAGAAAAATCAAGAAATTTAGCTCAATATTATACTGACAGATTTATTAGTTATATGCAATTTAATGCACCTAGTAAGTTTAATGAATATTATACTAATTCAAACCAGGATGTTTATCCTGATAAAGATGCTAGTTTTGAAGGATGGGTATTATAAAAAAAACTTATAAGCCAAAGGCAGAAAATATAAAGAAATTATTAACTTATTTAAAAAGCAATAATGGCTACATTAACAAGCACGAAAATAAAAAACACCTATGATGCGTTATTAAAGTCAATAGACAATGATGCAATAGGTTCTACAGCAAAACAAATAACAGACGGTTTAGGAAATACAACGCCATTATACGTATCAACAACTCAAGTGGGTATAGGAGTTACTCCAGAATCAGGATTAAATCTACACGTTTACGGAGATGCAAAAATAGGAAGCAATTTAACTGTAATAGGAAACCTAGTAGTTGAAGGAAGCACAACAACTGTAGGAACTGACACACTAACAGTAAAAGACCCATTAATCGTACTAGCTAACAACAACACTTCAACAGATGCAGTAGATATAGGTTTTTACGGCAAATATACACCTTCAAGTACCACACTATACTCAGGGCTATTTAGAGAAGCTTTAACAGGCAAATACAGGTTATTTAAAGGATTACAAATAGAACCAACAACTACTGTAAGTATATCAGGTACAGGATATGATAAAGCAGATTTAGTTATAGGTAACATAGAAACAAATGGAGTGGTAGAAGATTCTTCATTATTTACTTTTAGTAAAGATGTTATAATTAATAAAGCAGGAACTACTAAATTAACGATAGACAATGTAACGCAAAACAAGTCAATAGAGCTAGAATGTACATCTTTAAATAATGTGCTTAATGCTGAGGGTGATATGATATTTTCATCTGGTAGCCCTATATTTAAATATACTAGTAGCAGCTTTGAAGTTTTAAATGTTGATTCAACTTTTGGAGGAGACATAACAGTAAGCACAGGCACAGAGGGAGGTGCTATTTTTCTTGGTAGTTCTGGAAGTATATTTAGTGAAGAGGGTATTACTTTTAAAGATAGTGATACTACAATTCAAAACGTAGTTGCAGGAGGTGACATTGTATTTAAAACAAAAACTGGTGCAGGAAGTGAAAACACACATCTTACTTTGTTTGAAAATAACACATCTAGTTTTGGCGGTCAGGTTACTATTCCTTTAACTCCGAGTGCAAATACAGATGCAGCATCAAAAGGGTATGTAGACACTCAGGTTGGAGCAAACAATGAGCTTTCTGAGGTTTTAGCAAATGGCAATATTACAGACGGAACTGATATTGTTGTAAGTACTGGAGACCAAATATTGTTACCAGATGGAAGTTCTACAAGTCCTGCAATTACTTTTAGTGGTGATACCAATACAGGAATGTATCGTACAGGAAGTGATGTTTTAAACTTAGGTGTTGGTGGTTCAGATGCTATTTCAATGTTTCCAAACACTGTTTATATAAAACCTGCAGGAAGTACTGAGTTGACAATTTCTTCTAGTAGTGGTTCAACCTTTGCAGGAAAATTAGGTGTAGGTTCATCACCAGTAGAACAATTAACTGTATCTGGTGCAATAATGAGCACAGGAGGAATAACAGGACACGGAGCAAACAGAACTACAATATCTCAAGAAGGTGCAAATGGTGCTTTTTGGCAATCTTATGGTGCTAATAGTTCAACTTATGGAACATTTGTATTAAGACAAGCAAGTAGCGATTTTAGTTTAACGAGAACACCCTTATCAATAGACGATGACGGAGATGCAACCTTTGCAGGAAATGTAACAGCTAATGGTAATGTAACAATAGCTAATTCTTCTCCTGATTTATATCTTTTTCCAACTGGCAATTTTCATTCTTTTAGAGTTTCAGCACAAGAAAATGTAGCTAATACTTTTGAAATTACACCATCAACAACAGCAGGTGGGAGTACATATTCAAACCCTGCACTATCTATATCACATACTGGAAACTCAACCTTTGCAGGAAGCGTAACGTCTAACTTTCAAGCCACTACATCAAGTGGTTCAATTAATATAAATTCTTCAGACCCTACAATTAGATTTAATAGAGTAGGCGGTACAACAGATAAATCTATTTATGAATTAAGAGCAATTGCAGTGGGCGGAACAAATGATTATTTTCAGTTAAGAAAATGGAATGATGCTCAAACAGTTGCTTCTGAATTAATGAAAATAGACAATTCTGGAAACACAACTTTTACAGGAAATGTTTTAATTGGCACAAATATAAATTCATCTATTGGTTTACAAGTTAATCAATCATTAGGAAGTGGAAATGCTATTGGTTTTTTTAGAAATAGTGCATCAAGTGATGGAAATGGTTTAGTAGTTGATGTAACAAATACACCAAGTAATTACTTAGCAGATTTTAGAATTGGTAACAGTTCAAAAGTAAGAATAGACACTGAAGGAAACGTAGGAATTTCAACGGATTCTCCTGATTCTAAATTACAAGTTGTAGGTGCAGGACAAGACCAAATAAGATTTGGCACTAGCACTTCTATTTATACTGATTTATGGATGGGTACAGGTTATTCTGTAATTGATTCAATTGGAGGTTCTGAAGGTGGTTTTGATTTTAGAGATGATGGAACAAGTAGAATGCGATTAAAAACGCCTGGAAGTACAATTCAGGATGTTACTTTACAATTAAAGACAACAGGAGCGAGTGACAATGCAGGTATAATGTTTGTTAACTCTGGTAACACTTCATCTTTTAATGATATTGCAGGTATTGCTTCATTTGTAGAGAGTGGTTCAGCAAAAGGTAATTTACAATTTTGGACAAGAAATTCAGATGGAGACAATACAGATGTTGCTACAAGAATGACCATAGACAGTTCTGGAAACGTAGGAATTAATGATACTAATCCAAATACAGCAAATTTAAGTATAAAAGGACAGAGTACAGGCGTTAGTGCTAATTATCCAATGTTAAAGTTATTAGGTCAAAACACAAGTTCAGATGGATTACACATAACTACAACTGGAACAGGTAATAACTATTATGCTATAAAAGTGGCTACTGGTGCTGATTCAAGTGCTTTTGCTGTAACAAACGCAGCAAACGTAGGAATCGGAGCGACTAATCCTTTTGCAAAACTTGAAGTTACAGGTAATTTATCAAATAATTGGGCAGGAAGATTTGAAAACACTAATTCAATTGGTTATGGAATTTTAGCAAAAATAAATTCAACAGATTCAAGTGATTATATATTTCAAGCAAGAACAGGAAGTACAAATGTAATGACTATTTTAGGTGACGGCAACGTAGGAATAGGAACGGATTCGCCTGCTCAAAAATTACATTTAGAACAACCAGGTGCTACTTCGGTTTATGCACAATGGTCAAATAATTCAAGGGCAATTAATGCCTATGTGGGACTTTCAGCAGCAGGACAACTTCTTATACAAAACAATACTAGTATTAAATTTAGCACAGGTGCATCTTATACGGATAATATGCTTATAGACAGTTCTGGAAATGTAGCGATTGGTTTTACTGGCACTAATAATTACAAATTTTATATTAATGATGGAGTTAATAGAGGAACAAGTGATGCACAAATACATATTAATGGCAATGGTTATAGT